CAAAAGTCTCAAATCTACAAACACATTTGTTTGAGCCTTTGCGACGAATGCTAGTCTCTGGCTCTGTTTTTATTCGTTTTGGTATTATCAATGGTGTTTTTACACTCAAGTATGAATTAGCAAAACATTGCTATCCAGAATTAGGCCCAGACGGAAGTTTGCAACACATGACCGTGGCCTATGTGTATTCAGATCAAACAGATTTAGATTTTAACAAAAAGCCTAAGAAAAAATGGTATCGAGCCGATTATACTCCAGAACAAGATATTTTGTACGAACCAATAGAGTACGAAAAAGGTCAAAAGCTTGAAGATCTACAATGGACTGTTTCTGAAACAGCAGATCATGGATTTGGTTTTGTTCAAGGCGAATGGTTTAGGACCTTTATTGCCAATGAAGAAGTTGATGGACCGTCCCTGATTGCTGAAATCACTGATTTTATGGATGAGCTTGACTACAACATGAGTCAATCATCCCAAGTCATTCAATACAATCAAGATCCACAACTTATCATCAAAGGTCTCACTGAAGACGATTTAGAAACCTTGGTAAGATCTTCCCAAAAAGCATGGAATTTAGGCCGAGAAGGTGAAGCAAACTTTCTCGAAACAGGATTACAAGCCGTTGAAGTTGCTCGTGATTTTAGGGATCGAATCAGACTTTCGGTGCAAGATATTGCTCGAATTGTTTTGATGGACCCTGAAAAGATGGCATCTCATGCACAATCTGGACGTGCTCTAGAGATTCTTCATCAGCCTATGGTTGAGCTTATTCAAGAACTTCGACCAAGCTTGGAAATGCCATTGGTTTCATTGTTAAGAAAAATGGCAATGGCCAATCTCATGATGGCCAAACAAAGCGGAATCAGTCCTGTTACGATACCGCCTAATTATCAGCCTTTAAGCATGCAAATTGATTGCAAATGGCCTTCGGTCTTTAGCAAGTCGATGGAAGATTTGCAGAAAAAAGTAGCGGTTGCATCACAAGTTTCAAGCGCAAAACTTATTTCACGTGAAACATTAACGCGATGGTTGGCTCAAGACTTTCAAATTGAAGATGTGGAAATGGAATTACAACGTATTGCTGCGGAGCCAATACTAAACCCATTTGGTGGATTTTAAAAAATAACTATAATGAAATCGGAGGAAACAAAAATGAACGATGTAAATAGCAATGGAATTTTGCCCAGAAAAAATGATCCCGCTCAAATGAAGCCTATGTCACACGGTCCTTTGAGCCCTGTAGAAGCAAATGAAGATTCACAAGTTGCTCAAAACTATCAAGGCACGGGTTCTGCTCGAAAAGCTTCAGTAAACCTTGGCGTTGATGTTAACAGCAAATTTTAAACAGGTGTTAAATGCAAAATAATAACCAAAATGTAAAATTTGTTCGTATTGGTGGACGAGTTGTCCCTATTCGTCAAAAAAGTGGTCAATCAAAACCAACAAAATCAACAAAACCATCTAAATGGGGTCATGTTAAAGAAAGCGTAAAAACAGGTGCCAAAATTGGAGGAGCGATAGGAGCGCCTCTTGGCGCTGCGTTTTCTGGAATTAATGCCGCTGCTAAGGGTGCAGGAGTGCGCGGTAGTCTTGCGGCAGCAGCATTAGGAGCAGGTTTTGGGGCCCTTACTTGGGGTATTCAAGGCGGAACCGTAGGGGCTATTTATGGCGCAGTAACAAAACCAACAAAGAAAAAAAGATAAAGTATGGAAAAACAAGACGGCAAAGTAAAATTTGTTCGCATTGGTGGCCGAATTGTGCCTATTCGTCAAAAGAATTTTACACCCAAAAATCTTTTAACAAGCGAACAAAAAAAAGAAGGTTATAAGCATTTTGCTACTAACACACTCCAAAGTAAAAACGGTGAAACAAAGTTTTATGCGTTTAAAAGAAAAAGAACAACAAAAGAAAAATTTGCATCTGGCATTGTTCCTGGAGGGTTGTTGGGAGCAGGAGCAGGGTTGCTTGCAGGTGGAGATCGTCCCAGTTTAAAATTGATTGGAATTGGCGCTATGCTGGGTGGTGCTGCATTTGGTGCGGCTAACACAATTTTGGGTTCTAAAGAAAAAACAATTGTGCATTTCACAAAAGACATAACACCTCAATTCAAACAAAAAACAAAAAAACTAAAGTAACACCAAATTATGGCTGATATATCTGATCCATATGTTTTTCGTGTAATTCGAGGACGAATTGTTCCCATAAAAATTACTGGGGAACAAAGAGAATTGCGCCAAGAGCTTCAATACAAAAGAAAAAAAGCTCGTTATCACGAAAAGAAAAAAGCCGAAAGTAGGCGGTACGGCGAAGCAGCAGCATACGTTGCAGGCGGAATTGGCCTTGTTTTAGGAGCAAAATTTGGTGCTGGTAAATTAACTAAATATGCCAAGACACAAATAAAAAATATTAATGCAATGACGAAAGGCATTAATAAATTTGGCAGTAGAGCCGCAAAAGAATCCTTTGAACAATTAAGAAAAAAAGCATTGTGGCAAAGCAGATTAGTTAAAAATGCTCGAACAGCATCGAATGTTTTAATTGCTCCGGCGGGAGCTGCAATAGCAGCAATGGGAGTAGAAAAAGGCATTGAAACATTCAGAGGTAAGCCCTTAAGCAATAGAGAACGAGTCGCTACGTTTGTAGGTGCGGCGGCAACAGCTGGAGGCGTTGCTGCATTTAATTATGGCCAAATGACTGGACGAGGCCGCAAAATTACTTGGTTGTTCAATAAAATCGGCATAGGTTTTGGCAAATAACATTGAATGAGCCAAGATGAAGAATTTTTCAATCAAGTGGATGCTGATGGCCTAGCACAGCGCCACGCTGAAAAAGTTTCTAAACTTGAAGAATCACAAGCAAAACAGCTTTTAAAAAGATATAGAGAGATTCGTCAGGAGCTTCGAGACCGTCTTGATAGGCTTCAATCTGACACGTTTACCGCTCAACAATTAAGAGGCGTACTGGTTCAAGTAGAAAGCGCCATTCAAGCAATGAATGAAAGTCTGAAAGTTAATATGGCTGAGTCAGGACAAGAAATGTCCCAATTGGCTGTCGATGATCTTTTGGATGAAATTAGGCGCTATCAAACAAAATTTGGCGCTCCAGTAACTTCTTTTAATTTAAATGGATCATTAATTGCATTAGACGTTCAAAATTTTAAAATTATGCAATACAGCGCGAGTTTAGACAAATATGGCCAGCAACTAGCAAGCGACCTGGCTTTGGACCTCAGTAACAGCGTATTGATGAATGAGCCATTAGGCCGTGTTGTAATGAAATTAGGCCAAAAGTTTCAGGCGGAAGAATGGCGGTTATTGCGCATTGCGAGAACAGAACTGCACAATACTTATGGTTTAGCGAAACTAGCAGGGTTGAGAGAAGCTAGAGATTCAGCAATTCCTACTCTGAAAAAGGCTTTATTTCATCCCATGGATCAACGCACGGCGGAAGATTCAAAAGACTTAGCAATGAAAAACCCAATTGTGGATATTGATAAGCCGTTTGAGCACACCTACAAAGGTAAAAAATATGTGTTTATGGCTCCACCTCAAAGACCCAATGACCGAGCTATTCTGATTCCTTACAGCCCCGAGTGGACTAAAAACACTTGATGCTCTTTGCTATCTAAGAGAAAGTTGGCATAATAACTTAGCTACACAGCCTTGAAGGCAAAGGGAGCATTATGAGTCAAGAAGCAACTCAAAAAAAAGAAGACGCAGAAGCGCAAAATCTGAATCAAATTGCAGAAAGCAAAGATTCAAAATTAGATGAACAAGCTCAAACGACACAGTCAGAAACATCAGAAGATGAAGATGATTTGGGTAAATGGGAGCCATCTAAAGTCAAAGATTATGTTAAAAAATTAAGAAACGAGAACAAAAGCTATCGTCAACGCGCAAGAGGTTTAGAAGAACGGCTAGGTTCTATTGAAACAGGGTTGAAAAAAGTATTTGGGATGGAAAATGACGAGAAAGTCGATCCAGAAGCTCAAATACATGAATTAACTCGGGTTAATCACATGAAAGACGTGAGATTAGCTATCTTAGAAACTGCCGTTCAAGCCGGAATTACAGGACAAGATAACATTGAGTATTTTGAATTTTTGGTTGGTAAAAAACTTGGCTCTCTTGAAGAGAACGAAGAAATGACCGATGAAGAAATTCAAGAGATTGCTCAAAAAGTATTAGGCAATTCAGGAAATGGTAGAATGAAAAATTCAACTATTACCCACGAAAATGGAAAGCCTACATCATCGGGTTCTGAAACGGTGACACTAGACCAATTCATGAAAATGTCAGTATTGGCAAAAAGCGAATTGTATAGAACCAATGAAAATCTATACACCAAGCTTATGAAAGAAGCGCGAGAATCGAAGCTCTTTGTTTAAGACAAGGAGATAATTAAATGGGAGCAACTCTCTCGACAGATCTGGGCTTTGAACCAAAAGTCTTTGCAGATCACGTTCAAGCTTATTTTCGACAAAAACTAATGTGGGGCTCAGTGGCCATGGTTGATGAAACCTTGACCGCTCAACCCGGTCAAACTGTTCACTTTCCTTATTTCAAAAAGATTGGGGATGCTGAAGAGCCACTAGAAACCAACCAATTGCAAGTAGATAAGCTCATTGAT